GAACATTTTTAGAATATTCCTGAAGTTCATCTTCATTAGCAGCTTGTGGCTGCTCCTGTTCTTGTTCTTGTTCTTCAGGTTGCTCTTCGGCAGCTTGTGGCTGCTCTTCAGCTTCTTCTTCTAATACGATTTCTTTTTCTTCAGCTTCTTGCTGCAATGCGTCGGTGGACATTATGCCGCTCCATACGTTTTAATATCGTCAGGGTCAACGATGGTTGCAATGACTTCATCGTCATTGATAATTCTCACTTCGCCACCCTCAATCTGGAATCGAGAACCAGCGTAGCGTCCAATACACACCCAATCACCTTCTTTACACCAGGCTTCACCACCAAACTTATCTGGGTCTTGATACGCCAGTGGGCCTACCTTAACCACATAAGCTACGACAGTAGCACGAGCCTCGCGCTCTCTTGATTGATCAGGAACGTAAACCCCACTATCAGTTTTCTCACGACCCATGTACGGCATAACAAGTATGCGCCACCCGGTGGGCTGTGGAACTCTTTCTGTCAGGGATTTTTCTTTTGCGGCCTTCTCGGCCTTCGCTTTCGCTTCGCGTTGCGCGAGAACGTATTCAGGTACTATCAAGGTCATTGATGTATTTTGCCTTTGTCAGCAGGGTCTTCAGTTCATCAAGAGCAAAGGTGACACCCTGTATTTCACCGACTCTTGCCCGGTAGTCTTCGATATTAGTGATACTACCGCTGGTTATAGAAACACTAATGTCTTCTATACGATTATTCAAGACTTTTTGATACTTTGTAATAAAATCTACAATATCCATGACTATTCGTGTTCTCCACCAGTGCCTCTGCCCAAGCCACCAAAATACTGAGGTCTGCGTTTTGCTGTTTCAAATGTACCCAATGTTATGAAAATGCCTGCTATCAACAAAGCATGAATACTAGCTGATATACCAAACGCAGCTATGCTTCCTATATACATTGAAAAAATAATGCACCACATCCACGCAAGAACTTGCATTACCATGTGGCGTGTATTTATGTCAGGAATGTGGCGTAATGGATTCTTCTCAGAGTCCATTACTAGTGCCCAAGTTTGTTTTATCATTTATGCAACCAAATCTTCTATCGGTCCACCGGAAGCGTAAGAGTCGCATACATTGTCAGCAGCACACATGAATTTATACATCTGACAGTACCCAATCATACCGCTATCATCACCAATACACTCCAGCATTTCAGGTGTGATATTATATGCGGTGCAGCTTCCACAAGCTTCTTCTGGATTTGTTGACGGGCCATAACCAAATTCGTCAATCGCAACTTGCTTATTCTCTGCGTTGATTGCTGGATCCTGCGTAGCTATAGGACAAGCATCTTGCATCATGTCTACAGGAATACCGTCTTGTATTTCTTTTGGTAAATCTAAACCATCAGGAGATATTTTTATTTCTATTTTCATTTTTAAAATGTACCTTTCAAACGAAGCATCGCGCCTACAGGTCTTACGCCGTCAAACTGAGGTTCTAAACTAAGTTCACCAAACGGTGTTTGCACAGAGGGAGGACCACTTCTAACCGTATTTACAAGATCACCAATCTTGTTCAAGTCTATACTATTCAAAAAATCTACCATCAAAGGATCTGTTCTTTTTTCAGGATCTGTTCTTTTTCCGTAGTTTGTTCCGCCCGGATATGTTGGATCGCCAAGAAAATCTCCTCTAGCTAGGGGGTTGTACTCACCGGGAGCAGCACTGGTAAAGCTGCCTAATGGTGATTGTGTCGGAATCCGACCCTCTTGTTGACCGCGTCTTAAATTTGACATGGTCTCTTTAAGGGTTGGTTGAGCCGTAGAAAAATTTACCTTTGGTCTCCCACCACCGGATATCGTATCCAACTGTGGTGATAGTTCTTGTGACTGACGAACACTGTCTTGTATGCGTCCGTCAAATGTTAAAAATTCTTGGTCTGGTGTCATTACTTGAGGTCTAGCCGATTCGTCTTCAAATCGACCACCTGACACTGTTTGACTTAACTCAGAACCTCGTGCCTGAGCTTTTGTTTGTGCTGCCAATTCTTCGGCAGGGCTTAATTTACTTGCAATAAAGTCTCTGCCTTTAGACAAAGCGTCAGTTAACAAACTAAAAGGACCACTTCTTAAATCCTGATTTGCTCTTGGGTCTCGCTCCGGGTCATAACCTGGATTTGGTTGAAAATCTACTGTTCCCATAGGAGCATATGTTGTACCCGGATTGGGGAGAAAACTTGCACCTGGTATAACGGATCTAAAAAGACTTTCTGCGGTTGTCATTTCTGGGACCTGTGCACGAAGTTCACCTTCTACCGTCATCTCACCTTCAGGACCACCAAAAAGCTTACCAAAACCTCTGCGCTGTGCCTCTGGTGTTTGTTGGTCAAAGTTCATGTACCTGTCGAAACCAATGTCCAAAAGGTTCTGTGCCTGTTGTCTTTGCCTTGGGTCATCAGGATTAAACAAAGAAACCTTATCTGCACCAAAAACATTAGCAAGTATTCCGGTATTTCCAAAAGGATTTTTAAGACTTCTACCAGTAGCTGTTAAGTAGTCTTTGTATTGCTGACTGTTGCGGTAGTCGCCCATGCCAGCAAGTCTCTGCTGACGATCTAGTTGACTTTGTGTTCGACCGAAGATTTTGCCGCCACGAATTACATTGCCTTGTATCTGAGTGCCGCCGCGTGGGTCACTTTTTCCCAGTGTATAGTTAACGCCGTTATCGCCACCGTCATCGAAGGTAAAGCCTTGAGCCTGACCACCAGGCTGACCCGCTGGAGTATAACTACCAGTTATGGCTTCAGAAAGTTCAGCGGCTTCTTCGTCGAAACCATCATCGTCGTAGATAGACATTATCTCAACTTCGTTGCTCTAGGGTTACCCATGTAGGCTCGGCCCATGCCACGGACAAAAGCACCGTCAGCAGCTTTGATAACCTTTTTATCATCGCCACGACGCTTCAACTTTTTGCCTTTACCTAACATTACATTAGGATCCACTTCTTCCATCATAGGAACTTTTGGAGCGAAACGAGTCCCGCCTTTTTTAGGAATGTATGTGCGCGCACCGCTTGGGGTTTCGCCTTCAACAGGAGCGGTAGCAGCTTTGCCTTTTTTAGCTTTTAATACCATGTTAGTGTCCTCATTCGCAATGCGGTCGGCTTCTTTTGCTGCGTCTTCAAATTCTTGTATGCGTTTATTAGCGCGTTCACGCATCTCATCTAAAACGTCTTTGCCAGAATCTTTCTTTTTTCTACCAGCCATAACCAACTTCTTTGCTTCGTTATATGGAATGCCAAGGTCATCAGCAAACTGTTTAATTCTAACCATGTTCCTATCCTACACTATTTTTTTCTAGTCAACCAGCTTTGCTGACACTTAGCTCTTCTCGTGGTTGAGCCAAACTGCAAAAGCACCAGCTAAAACGCCCGTTACGACACTAACTAGTGCTGCCTGCTGTGCCGTTGGGTCCGGCAACTGCATGAACCACTCCACTACCCGCCAAGCGGATATTGACATCCCAATCATCATCAAGCGGGGTAGTATCTTCCACTTGAGAAATCTTTCCATTGTTATCTCTGTCACGGTTTTTCCTTGCCTGTTTTTCTGTTGTACGCTGTGAGTGGTCGAATACCATTATTTTTTCCTGAACTTGTCCAGTCCTTTTATTCCTAGTGCGGCACTGCACACAAGGAAAACCAAATATTGATACCAGTCCGGTAGCTCATTCAAACGGTCAAAGCCATTCTTTACCACCTCTTCCATGCCCGGAATGAAAACTAAAATTACGGGAATCAGTATAATCACCGTGACTATTTCATCTTTGACACTGGATTTTGTAGACTCAGCCATAATCAACTCCCACTTACTATCGTGGGTAGCTGCTGTCTTCATTATCTCCGCTTTCGCTTCCGCCTCAGTTTGCGCAAGAGTTGCCTTCGCTTTTTGCTTGGATACCTGACCCTCAACAAACGATCCAGCCAGTGAAGCAATGGGTCCAATAAGAGCCTGAAACATATCATTGATTCCTCTTTAAGTTAGCCTGTGTGTCTATTCTATACACGTTAACCAAGTTGCGGTCTTCAGCAATTTGCTCCTGCAACTTTTGACGCTGTTGCGCCAAGTCGTAGGCTTGCATCAATCGTGCCTGATCAATCTGGAAGTCCATCGCATCATTCATCGCCTTGCGCTGAATCTCTTGCGTATCGTTCTCTAGTTCTTGTTGGCGGATAGAAACAAGCGGGTCAGGTTGCTGCGGCGGGGTTAGAAGCGGTGCTAACTGTTCTGTTGTGTCCGCAATCTGCTGTGCAACCGCAGCTTCAAGAGCAGAAGGGTCAACCTGTGGAATCATTTCACCACGAGCCTGTGCTTCCTGAACTACACCGTTAAACATCTCCTGTACCAAATCACGAGCATGCATCGCCACATGCTGCTGAACGTGAGACTGCAACATCATGAATGCCTGCGGGTTAGAAGCTGTAGACGGCTGCTGCAACATGGCAGCATGAACACGGATGTGTGCAATGTGATCCTGCTCTGGAAACGCCTGAACCATCTGACCGGACAATACGTTTGCGTTCTCCATGCCGGGGTCCATAGGTGCTGGTGGCTGTGGCGGAGGCAGGATGCTGTCAATGTTTTTGATATCTAATGCATCATACATACGCCGATAGGCTTCATACATATTGTGCATCTGCGGTGCAGCCTGCGCCAACTGAAGCTGTGTCTGTGCCAGCGACAGTCTCTGCGCCATAGAAAAGATCGACGGGTCGGATACTGGGAGAACGTCTACCCGCCCGTCGAAGTCCTGCGCCATTATTTCGGGCGGGACATTCGGGCCAATCATGTACGGATAAGGTACAGGATTAAGTGCAAATATTTCTGACAGTAATCTAAATTCGTTTTTCTGTGCATAATGCAGCCGCTTGTGAATGCTGCTAATTACTTTTGAGCCTTGCTCGATGAGAGCCACTGTTGTGCCGACTGGAGCTTGCGAATTAACGTCAGCGACCTTTGAGTCTGCCACTTGTGCAAATCTTCTACCAGAGTCGACAACAACTCCCAGAAGTTGGGCAAGCGTTCCAGATGGTTCTTTGTATGGAAGAGGAATAATGGCGTTACGAATATCGCCACCAGGAGCGTCAAGATCGCGGAACTCACCAGGGTTAACAGGCTCATCGTCATTGCGAATGCGAACACCACGAGCCTTGAAACCGCCCGGTAAATTTGACAAAGTTCCAGCATCAATAAGCTGACGTAGTATTGAAGTTGCTGCACGAGACAGCCCTCCTATCATATGAAGTAGGCCAAAGCCATAAAAACCAAAACCAGGAAGAAACTTATAATGAACAAAGTACTGACGCTTACGCCGAAGAGGATCGGTTTCCCGCCAGTTGCGAACAACTGACAAAATCTGCCCAGAGCCTTCGTCCATTGTGACAATGTAAGGCAGCTTGATACCTGTCGTCTCACCCATCGCATCCATATCCTCAAATCCCTCAAGGTCCAAGTCGACATGGATTTCATGGATTGTAAACATCTCATCAGAGTAACCCGGACGGAGACCTTGGATATCGTCAGATTTACCCCGTATTGTTGAATCAGCCTCTTCATCTTCAGTAGCTGAGAGTGATACGTCACGATATATACCTCCTACTTGTAGCTTTCGGATGTCGTTCTCGCTCATGCGAACTACATGTGTGTACCGCTCGGCAGTCTGTAAATCTGTCGCGCTGTACGGCACAATCAAATCTTCCGCAGGTACAAACTTCGACATAGCTCTCTGCTTCATCGGGTCGAAGTATACCTTCTTGAACGTCGAACCTGTAATCGGCAAATAGAAAAGCATCTGATCTGTGTCCAGATCATACTCTTCCATCACCTCTGTAATCTGATAATTCATGAAGTCCTTGACCCGCTGGGCTTGGTCTTCAACCTCTTTGGACTGCATACCTACTATCTGTGTCTTTACAGGACCACCCGGTGGTAGCATTTCCTTGTATGCCTGTGCCTGAAACTGCGTCACAGCTTCTGACAACAACGGGTGTGTAACACCAGACGCACCCATGAACGGCTCATTCCGCTCTTCATAGTTTATCCCCAACAGCGTCAGACCCTTGGCAATGGCCTCCTCCCAATCTTCCCGTGAAGACTTGT